CCTTTGCGTACCCGGGGCCGAAATTGACAAACGGGGGATTTCCCGATGAAAGGCCGCCGGCCAACGCCTAAGCCAATCCTGAAAATCCGTGGATCACGCGTCCGTGGGCCACACAAAACCGGGATTGACGCACCGCCTGGTGCCCCCCCTGCCCCGGCTTGGCTCTGCGACCTAGGGCGGGCCGAATGGGAACGAATCGTACCCATGCTCGAGGCATCCAAGGTCATGAGCCAACGCCACCAAATGACGCTGGCGGCCTATTGCGATTCGTTGGCCGACATGATCAAGGCCGACGCCGAGCTGCGGCAGCACGGTGCCACGTTCATGGACGACAAAGGTAGGGTGAGTAATCACCCGGCGTGGAATCGGAAACGCGACGCCAGGCTGCACATGCTCAAGTTCGCAACGGAGTTCGGCCTTACGGCATCCGCTCTTGCCCGCGTGTCTGCCGTGGACAATGCCAAGACGCCAGACGACGAAACGTCGCGGATCCTGTTCGGCTGACAAGCCGTGCGGCAAATGCAGTTCGTGCCGCGCGGTAATGTTCTTTCAGTCGATGATGACGCACGCCAAGGGCGAGCGTGGAGGACAGCCGTTCCTGCTCGAGCGGTGGCAGGTCGACTACGTGCGGGCGCTGTTCGCCACGCACAACGACGTGCGAAAGATCCGCACCTCGCTGCTGGCCGTTGGTCGCAAGAATGGCAAGTCTACGTTGGCGGCGGGCCTGGCGCTCAAATTGTTGCTGGAGCCTGAGCCGGGCGTCGAGGTGTACTCGGTGGCGGCAGCCCGAGATCAGGCACGCCTTGTGTTTGACACCGCACGAATCGCTGTTGAGCAGTCGCCGGTGCTGTCACAGTTTCTCAAGGTGTACCGCAACGCCATCGTGTGCGAGCGTACGCACGGAACCTACAAAGCCCTGTCGGCGGAGGCCGGGATTCAGCATGGGCTGTCGCCGCATGGCGTGATATTCGACGAGCTGCACGCCCAGCCAAACCGAGAGCTGGTTGACGTGATGGCCACCAGCATGGGGGCGCGGCGGCAGCCTCTGATGGTCTACATCACCACGGCTGGGTACGACCGCAAAAGCGTGTGCTGGGAGGTGTGGAAATACGCCGAGGCGGTGGCGTCCGGTGCGATCAAGGACGACACGTTTCTGCCGGCGATCTTTGCGGCCCCGCCCGAGGCCGATTGGAAATCAGAGGCCACTTGGGCGATGGCAAACCCAAACCTGGGCGTGTCCGTCAAAGCGGAATTTCTCCGCAGCGAATGTGCCCGGGCGATTGAAATGCCCGCCTATGAAAACACATTCCGGCAGCTGTACCTCAACCAGTGGACAGAGCAGGACAAGCGGTGGTTGCGGATGGATCACTGGGCACAGGGCAACAAGCCGTGCCCGGTGTCGTTGGCCGGGCGTGAATGTTGGGCAGGGCTCGACTTGGCCACCACGTACGACACCACGGCCCTTGTGCTGCTGTTTCCGCTCGAGGACGGCACGTATTGGGTGGAGCCGCATTTCTGGATTCCGTCAGAAAACATGCACGCCCGGGTGCGTCGCGACAAGGTGCCGTACGACCTGTGGGACAAGCAAGGCCACCTGCGCGTGACCGACGGCAATGTCACGGACTACGACCGCGTGCGAGCAGACATCAACGCACTGGCCAAGAAGTACCAGTTGCGTGGCGTAGCGATTGACCGGTGGAACGCCACGCAGTTGGCCACGCAACTGCAAGGAGATGGCGTAAATGTCGTAGGTTTTGGGCAGGGCTACGGATCCATGTCGGCCCCTGCCAAACGGCTGGAATCGTTGGTTGTCGGCGGCAAGTTGCTGCACGGCGGCCACCCGGTTCTTACGTGGCAAGCTGGAAACGTGGCCATTCAGAGCGACTACGCCGGGAACATCAAGCCGAGCAAGGCCAAGAGCAGCGAGCGTATCGACGGCATGGTGTCGCTGGTCATGTCCGTGGGCATCCACGACACAGCGACCGCACCAGTGCCGGAACAATCGTGGGACATCATGACCCTATGATCGCCGAAGCCGAGAACCCGGAACGCAGTTTCAAGATCATTGACCTGCGTGGCAGCGGCAACTATTCGGACGGCTGGAACGACGCGCCAAGCCGCGGCCCGTCCGGCATGCGAATCACGCCGGAAACGGCGCTCAAATGCAGTGCCGTGCTGGCTTGCGTGCGGCTAATTGCAGAAAACGTGGCGGCAATTCCGCTGCACGTTTACCGTCGGCTGCAGCAGGGCGGCAAAGAACGCGCCCGCGATCTGCCGCTGTACCGATTGCTGAATCAGCAGCCTAACGGTTGGCAGACTTCGTTTGAGTTTCGGGAGATGCTTACCGCTCACGCGTTGACCTATGGCAATGCGTTTGCCGAGATCCGCAGCGGCCCGGCCGGCGCCGTCGATTCGCTGTGGCCGTTGCACCCTAGCCGAATGAAGGTGCACCAGCTGGAAGACGGCACGCTGTGCTACTACTACCGCGAAGAGAACGGATCCGAGACGCGGTACACGCAGGATCAGATTTTCCATCTGCGGTGGTTGTCGAGTGACGGCGTGACAGGCATGCTTCCCGTCACGCTGAGCAAGGATGCCATCGGCCTGGCCCAAGCCCTCGAGGCTCACGGCGGCGCGTACTTTGGCAACGCCTGCCGTATGTCTGGCCTGATGGAATCCGATAACCCGATTTCCATAGAGGCCGCCGAGCGGCTCCGTGAGCAGTTTGAGCGTTTGCACCGGGGTGCCGACCGGGCGCACCGCACGGCGGTTCTGCCTGCTGGCGTGCATTGGAAGGACGTGCAAAGCAGCAACGAGGCCAGCCAATTCCTTGAGACCCGGCAATACCAAGTGATTGAGATTTGCCGGGCCTATCGCGTCGATCCTTCGTACGTTCAAGACAAGACGAAAGTGGGCTACGCCAGCCAAGAGCAGGCGGCCATCGATCTGGTGCAGCAGACGTTGATGCCGTGGTTTCGCCGCTGGGAATCGGCCATCACGCGTGATCTTGTCGTGCAGGACGACGTGTATTTCGCCGAGTTTGATACCCGTGGTCTTCTGCGTGGCGACCTGGCGGCACAGGGGGCGTGGCTGCAAACCATGCTGGCCACCGGCATCTATTCGGTGAACGAGTGCCGGGAAGTGCTCAACATGAACCCGATTGGCCCCGAAGGCGATCAGCGGTACATGCAGATGAACTTGACCACGATGCAGGGCATTGCTGCGGATGCGTCCGGAAACGCTGGCGAGCCCGTGCCGGCGGCTGACACCGCGCCGCAGTCATACACCGACAACCTGCTGGCCGGCCCGGCCCCGGCGGTCGAACCGCCAAAGCCAGTGTCGCCGGCACCTCGAGCCCGTCGCGGCCGCAAGAAACCCAATGGCTAAGTACGACAACATTGACTTCACGCCGCCAGCCGGGGTGCGGGCCGAGGCCAAGCGTGGCCTGGAGTGGCGCGACGAGTTCAACCGTGGCGGCACTGCCGTCGGCGTCGCTCGTGCACGCGACCTGAGCAACGGCACAAGGATCTCACCGGACACGGCACGCCGAATGGCCAGCTATTTCGCCCGGCACGAAGTCGACAAGCAGGGAAAGGGATTCCGCCCAGGCGATGAAGGTTGGCCAAGTGCCGGCCGTATCGCCTGGGCGCTTTAGCTATGGGGCGGCGACCCCGGGCAAGCATGGGCAAACAAACTCACGCGGCAGATGGATGCCGCAGACAATGAGGGCAGGACAATGATTACCGAAATGGAACGTCGCTGCGTGGCTCTTCCGCTGACGATGGAAACCCGCGAAGCGGGCAAGGCGTATATCGGCGGGTATGCCGCCAAGTACAACGTCCGCAGCACGCTCTTGGGCACGTTCCGCGAGCAGATCCTGCCCGGTGCGTTCACGCGGGCGCTCAAAGAGCAGCTGCACCCGGTGGTTGCCCTGTGGAACCACGATCCGAACTACGTGCTGGGCTCGACGCGCAGCGGCACGCTGACCGTAGACACCGATGAAGAGGGCATGCGGTACAGCGTCGAGGTGCCAGACACGCAACTAGGCCGAGATCTGACCACGCTGATTTCCCGTGGCGACGTGTGGGGCTCGAGCTTCGCTTTTGTCATTGGCGAGGAATCATGGGACAAGGACGAAGACGGCACGGCCCTGCGCAGCGTGGTTTCCGTGGAAGGCGTCTACGACGTTTCTCCAGTGCTGACGCCGGCGTATGAGCAGGCCACCACGGGCGTGGCGGTTCGTAGCTATGAGCGGTTCCTACAATCGCACCGACCGGCGCTGAAGCTGCCGGCACTTCGACGGGATGCGAAATTAGAAAAGACACTCCGTAGGTTTCTTCGGCAGCATGGCCGCAAAATCGGGTGATTCGTGCCGCGCGTGCAAGCGCGGCCGGCTTGGCGTCGTGCGTTCCTGCGCCGCTGGCGTGTACCAAATTCGGTACCTGAAGTGCCCTGCGTGCGGCGCAAATCAGCGCAGCGTAATCCCGGCTGACAACATTCGCCGGCGTGGCATCGTTTCCTAGTTAGGAAACAACTTGAGCCCTGCGTTCTGCAAGGGCTGGCACCTGTGGCCGTAGCGTGCGGAAAGGTCACCACCTACCGCACACACAGGAGCGCCACACTATGGCCGCGTCGAAGGTCAAGGAACTGCTGGACGAACTCGCTTCCACGCTGGCTGAGCTGGGAATGCTCGACGAGCAGGGCGCCGCCGAAGAGGCTGGCGAGAACACGGACGGCACGCCAGTCGAGGGCGAGCGTTCGGCCCTGCAGGCCGCCGAGGCCCGCCAGGCGAAGTACGACGAGCTCATGGCGAAGGCCGAGCGGATCAAGTCGGCGATCGCCAAGGAAGAGGCCCGCGAGGCGAAGAAGGCCGAGCTGCTCAAGGCGCTGAACCGGGCCGCCCCGGCGGTCGAAACCGTCGAGGCCAAGCCCCGCATTCAGCCGCTGAACTTCCGTGGCCAGTTGCGTGCGTTTGAGTCGCTCGAGGTGGCCCACCGCTGCGGCATGTGGCTCAAGGCCCATTTCGGCAATGCCGAAGCCCGTCAGTGGTGCCGCGACAACCTTGGCACGGAATACCGCGACCTGGGTGGCCAGGTGAACAGCCTCGGTGGCGTGCTGGTGTTTGAGGATTTCAGCAACACCATCATCCGCCTTGTCGAAAAGTTTGGCGTGGCGATGAACCTTGCCCAGCGCGTGCAGATGTCGTCTGACACGCTGTTGGTGCCGCGGCGTCTTACGGGCGTCACGGGCTACTGGATTGGCGAGAACACGACCATCACGACCAGCGACCCGACCGCCACGATGGTGCAGCTGGTTGCCAAGAAGCTGGCGATGGCCACGAAGGTCAGCAACGAACTGCTGGCCGACAACGCCATTTCCGTTGCGGATTGGCTGGCGCAGGAGTACGCCACGACCATGGCGTCTTCCATCGATGATGCGTTCTTCAACGGTGACGGCACCAGCACCTACGGCGGAATCCGTGGGCTGTCGCAGATCACCGATGGCACGCACACGGCATCCATCGCCACGGCTGCCAGCGGCAACACGTCGATTGCGGCCCTGGACATCGATGATTACCTGCAGGCTCTTGGCAAGCTTCCCCGCTACGCCATCGGCACTTCGGCCTGGTACATGCACCCGCAGGTGTATCACCAGTCCGTGCAGCGGATGATGCTGTCCAGCGGCACGCAGGGCAGCGGCACGATTGGTGCCCTTGCTGGCGGCAACACGGCGGCGAATCTGGCTCAGGGCACGCCTAACACGTTCCTTGGCCTGCCGGTCGTGTGGGTGCTGAAGATGACCGCAGCGCCCACCACGGGCACGGTGGCGGCCTACGTTGGCGATCTGTCGCTGTCGTCGATCATGGCGACCAAGAGCGACATGCAGGTTGCCAGCAGCACTGATCGTTATTTCGAGGCCGACCAGACCGCATTCCGTGCGGTTCAGCGTCTCGACATTGTCCATCACTCGCTGGGCGACACTTCCAACGCCGGCCCGGTGATCGCGCTCAAGTTGGCCTGACCACTCACCCCATAGGAATTAAAGCATGAACCATCACGGTCTTGCCAAGTCTTCCACAAAGAGCACCGCCAGCGTGGCGGCGTCTGCGACGTTCACGCACGAAATCGACACCAGCGGTTTCAAGTATCTGGCCATCGACGTGGTGTATTCGCCGTTCACGGCGACCACTGCGGCCTACGCCAGCGTGTTGAAGCTGCAGGAGTCGGATTCGTCTGGCTCCGGCCAGGCCGACATCAGCGGCATGAGCGTCACGGCGGGTGCCGGATCGACCACCGGTGCCAGCTACGGTGCGATTGCCCGGTTTAATGTCGATCTGCGTGGCCGCAAGCGCTACATCAGCGTGGTCACCAGCCCCGGCAACACCGTGGCGATTACGTCCGATGCCCGCCTCGCCAAGGGCGAAAGCGGCGCGGTGGACGCGACCACGGCCGGCGTCAACGACTACAAGAGCCTCTGATCGCTTGACACTCCAGCGATAACGCCCAGAAGCGGGCGGCGGGCGTCTGCTCGCCGCCCGTTTTCATTGGAGCTATTACGTGAAAGTTCGCGTCGGCCAGGTGGAGCACGACCTGCGGGTGGAGGCGGCGTTTAGCCTGCCACGCCTGACGTTCAGCGATAATTTCTTCTGTGTCATGCAGGCCCTGCTGCCATTCGGCATCCGGCCCACAAAATTTACCGGTGCGTTTTGGGAGCAGTGTCTGGACCGCGTTCTGCTTGACATGATCGACCGCACTGACTGGATTCTGTGCTGCGATTTCGACACCGTCTTTGAGGCCGACACCCTGCAGCGGCTGATGGTGGCGGCGATGGTCAGCGGCTACGACGCCGTGGCGCCAATGCAGACCAAGCGCGACGAGGGCGTGCCGATGTTCACGCCCGAGGGCCACGGCCACAAGATCGGCATGGTGCAGCTGCCGAACACGTGGTTTGAGGCCACGATTCAGCCGGTGGATACCGCTCATTTCGGTTGCACGCTGCTGCGTTCCTCAGCGCTCAAGCGGACGCAGACGCCTTGGTTTCTGGGGACGCCTGCCGCCAATGGCCATTGGGGCGACGTGGCCGAGGGCGAAGCCGCCCGGGTGGACCCGGATATTCATTTCTGGCGGCAGTGGAAGGCCAGCGGCAACACGCTGGGCATTGCCCCGCAGATCGCTGTCGGTCATTGCGAACTCAAAATTACGTGGCCCGGCCGGGATTTGAAGCCGGTGTTTCAGACGCCGACCGAGTATTGGCGTTTGGGAGGTCGGCGACCGGCTGAGGCGTGGGGCAGCGTGGAACACGGGGAGGCATCTGCGGCATGAGCGACCGAATCAAAATCAGGTTTCTGCGTCCGTATTCCGTTTACCGGCGCGGCAACGTCATTGAGATGGACCGCGGCCCTGCCAAGTCGCTTTTGATTGCAGGCATCGCCACGCTCGAGCAGCAGCCGCAGCTGCTGGAGACGACCATGGCCGAGCCGGCCGAGATCCGCACCGCTGACGTACCGCGGAGGCGACGGAAATGAGATACCGCAGCCTGGTGCGGGCGACCGAGCCTGTGAATGAGCCGGTGACGCTGGCCGAGGCCAAGGCCCACCTGCGTATCGACAGCACGTCGGAAGACACGCTGATTACCGCCCTGATTAAAACGGCCCGGGTGTGGGCCGAGGAATACCTTGACCGCACCCTGTGCTTCACGCAGTGGACGCTCCGCACCGATTCGTTCTACGGCCCAGTGGGCAGCCCGGCCCAGTTCGGCCTGCGTGCCGATGGCAACAACATTGAGGGCCGGCAGGGCACTGTGCCCAATCTGGACGTGGAGTTGCCCCGGCCGCCGATGGTGCAGTCGGGCACCGCCACCGCCGTCACGATCGCCTACACGCCATCGGTCAGCGGCACTACCGCCACGCTGGATTCCACGCAGTACCGGGTGGATCGCACGCAGACCCCCGGGGCGGTGCGGCCCCTGTACGGTGGCACGTGGCCGGGGCACCTAGTCGACCAGAACAGCGTCGCCATTACGTGGTGGGCCGGATATTCCAGCGACGGCACCAGCGTGCCGGCCACGATCAAGGCCGCCCTGCTGATGCTGATTGCCCACCTGTGGCGAAACCGCGAAGCGTCGGCTGAAGCGGCGCTGACGGAGGTGCCATTCGGCGTGCGGTCGCTGCTCGACACCATGCGGTGGGGGAGCTACCGCTGATGCCGCTTGACGCCGGCGACCTGTGGGCCCGAATCACGATTGAGCAGCCATCGTCTGCCCAGAACGAGGTCGGCGAATCCACGCTGACGTGGACGACCTACGCCACCGTGTGGGCGGACGTGCAACCTCTCGGAGGCCGAGAAGCGCAGCGATACGCCGAAACTGTCGGCCTGAGCACGCACAAGGTGACGCTGCGGTACCTGTCCGGGCTGACCTCGAGCATGCGGGTGAGCTACGACGGGAGAACGCTGGAAATAGGGCAGGTAAACGAGCGTGAACGCAAGTGGATACACGAACTCATCTGCACTGAGAAGGTGGCCACATGAGCGTGGTTGAGGCCCCGGAAGCATTTCTGTATCAACGGCTGACCAGCCAGACGGCTGTTTCGTC